AACTGACCTAATCGTCCTGTCGGATAAAAATAAGGCCCCACACGGCTATCTGGACCCCCAGCACCGAATTGGGTATACCCAATCGAGCCTTCATCAAGTTTACCGTTTCTATTTACAGATTCATCAGCCATCGCATGTCTTCCTCTAGTTTTTTATTTTCACTGTCATGAACCACCGATCTAAAAGGTTCTAATGGTTTTCTTTCTGCTTCTGAATTTTGAGCCATTTCTAATGGACGAACATCAGCTAATGTATGTAGTAGAAATACACTAGATGCAAGACTCATAATTAGATCATCATTTTTACCATCGTCTGCTGTAATCTTTCCATTATCATCAACAATAAAAGTTAAAAGTTCATCTATTGTCCTTTTTGAATTTAGTTTAACGAAATTGTTACGGATGTATTCCTCCATACGAGCTAGCAACTCCTCACGATTTCGTGTTGTAATCTGTATACCAAAATCATTTTTATCATCTATCCATAAATTATCATATTCATAGATGTTAAACATCCAATCAATGAGATTATTTCCAATTGTATTTCTTTCAATTATAACCGCTGCATTATTATATAGATTAGCTTCATTAGTCAAAATTTGGGCAAGATCATTAATAGGAGTTTTATTTGAATAAAATTCAGCTACTTGCTCTCCTGTATATACATTAAAAATGTGAAAAGCTGAGTAATCTCTGTCTCTCCCTAAACTAACGTCTACTCCTATAGCATACTCATACTCAGCGGAAGGCTCTTTCCAGACACGCATTTTGTTATTATACTTAATCCAATAATCCTTATTAATTTCTTCTACTAAACGCTTAAGAAGATACCCTTCAATATAAGTATCCCCTGTACCAAGGAACTCACACTCATATTCTTGCAGCCATTGCTTCAAAGGCATGTTTTTCTTGGTAGTTTCCTCCCACTTGTCAACATATAAACCCTTTTTTTCCATTTCTGCATATAGCTCCTCAAAGCCTTCTTGTCTTTTGTACTCAGGATGATCCTCCCACTTAATATCAATACGATTAAAGGAATTATTACCTGCTACCGCATCATGGTAAACATCATAATACCAGTTTCCTACTCCATTTACGGTAGATAATACAAAAGCTCTACCACCTGTAGAAATAATAGGATAAACCGCAGCCCAGATAGTATCAATATTTTCAATAAAGGCAGCCTCATCAATAATAAGAAGAGATCCTGCTAATGAACGACCTGATTGCTTCCCAGAAGGTCGAGATTTAATTGTGGACCCCGTAGAAAGTTTAAGAGTATGCTTATTATCCTCTACTAGTGTAGGACGCAAAAAAGAAGGAAGTTCATTATACATAATTTTAATTCTATCTAACACTTCAGTAGACTCGGCATCACCTTTAGAAAGAATAACCACTTGCTTATGCTTCTGGAAGACAATCATCCAAAGGGAATAAGCCGCAGAAATAGTCGTACAGCCTGCTTGTCGGAATTTACGAAGAATATTAAATCTATAATTTTTAATATGTTCTAACATCTCTACCTGAAAAGGGTAGAGCTTAAACGGAACTAATCCCCTAACTGGATGCGTAACTTTAACATAGTTAGAAATAAAGTATACAGGATCTTCCTTGCACTTCTGAAACTCTTCTATTAACTGGGATTTGTCCATATGATTTATTCTTATGGTCTATTATAGTATATGAAAATATACTCCATTATTTGTACGAGAGATAAAAATCTGACTCCCCTAACGTCCAATTTAGTTCATACTTTATCTAGCTATGGAGTGGAAGTTAAACTTCTTGTCAATCAAAAATCTATCTTTGAAGCCTATAAAAAGGGCTTAAAATCATGTAATGCTAATAATAATGATATCATAATTTGCTGTCATGATGATTTAGTTTTAACTTCCAGTAAAACACAATTTATTGCATCCGTAGCAAAATGTACAGACAAAAAAGTAGGATTTGTTGGTCCAGCAGGAACCACTTATTTAGGGAAAGATGCAGTATGGTGGAATCATGACAACTGGCAAGCAGGATATCACAGAGGTTTTGTTAAACATTACAGTATGAAAGATAAACAAGCGCATGGGACACATTATGGACCACACGGACCAGTAGTAGTTTTAGATGGTTTATTTTTAGCAGCTACAAAAGAAGTATGGGAAAAAGTAGGGTTAGACAAACCTACCTATTATGAAGGAGAGTGGGATTTTTATGATATTCACTACACCAGTAGGGCTCATCTCTTAGGACTTCAAAACCTTACCATTACTATGGAAATAGTTCATTATTCCGCTGGAGATCTTGCAGGACGAGATTCTTGGCATAAAAATAGAGAAGCGTTTATCGCTAACACTAAACTCCCATTAACACTTAATGATTAGTTGGATACTTATAAGCTTCGGAATTACTTTTTCTATCACACACGGAAAACTCTTCAAGAACTTTAGACAAAAGGCAGCAGACTTACACCCACTATTAGGTGATTTATTCTGCTGCCCTTTATGCTTAGGTTTTTGGGTAGGAGGTTTTCTAAGTCTTACTTGGAAAAGTATTACAGGAAACTGTATTCTAGATAGTTTTTTATCCCTATCAACATGTTGGTTGCTTTACGCACTCAGTTGGACGTTAGCCCTGTATGATGATAGGGTATAATTAACATCCATTACTACAATTAGCTACACGAGGAATCATAAAACGGGAGAGCATAAGTTATTTCCTTTTTTTAATGGTTAAATCAATACTTTGAGTATATTGAATTTTCTTTTTACTTTTTAACATTTTAAAAAGTCTCTTAGCCAAGTATATTCCAGCTTGGTGATCACTGGGGTAATGGTAGCCAGCCATAACTCTACCACCTCCAGACTCCTCTGCTGCCTTAATAAGATTTTTTCGATGTTCAGGATATTTCTCTGCATATACTTCAGCAATAAGTCTTGATTGAGTAGAATGACCACCAGGATAAGAAGGAGATCTATTAGTTCTACTAGAAATAACATCTAATTTTATTGCATAGTAAGGAGCTAATTGAGCAGGACGAGGTCTGTTAAAACTATTTTTTAATTCTTTAATAATGATAGAAGATTCTTGTAAAAGCTTATCAATATATTGTTGATCAAATTTTAAACCAAACAAATTCAGGTATAACTTAATGGCAAAAGCTGGATCTTTGTCATGCTTACGAATACTTTTAACCATTCCTTCTCCACGAAGATAGGTTGCTCCTTGCACTAATAAAATATCTTTAGCTGCATCTAAGCTCCCGTTAGGGGGTGGTGTAGGAACTCTAATAAACTTAACTGAATCCCTAAAAAGAGTAATTTCTCCTTTAGGCTTTCTGAGTCTTTTGGAGTAAACTAGATTGTCTACAGCATCATCCATTAACATTCCTTATACTTTACCTTCCCAACCTGTTCCCCCTGATTTCTTTTCCTTACGAGCAGCTTTCTTAAATCTTTTAGCTAAAGCTTTTCGTGCTGGAGTACAAGTGTCTTTTGTCATGGGGGTACAGTAACCCTTATGCTTGGGATTCACAGCTTTTTGAATCCAGTCCTGATCTTCATCTTTTTTTCCATTAGAACTTTCACGATCAAGGCGATCCTCCGCTCTTTTGACCGCCGTTCGTGCATCTGCACGAACACTTTTATTCGCTGCTGGTTTTTTTTGGGCGAAGGCGAGAGCATTCTTAGCCATATCCAACTCGTGCGCTGCCGTCGCCCGCTTGGACCTCTTTTCATTGCGCCGATCAGTGGCATCGCTGCTGCGTGCGCGTACTATGCGACCCAGATCCGCGCCAGTCGCCTCCATTGGTCCTTCATCTTCTGCATCTAATTCTGCTTGTGCTTCATCATCAGGTTGTTTAGATTGTGGAGGACCATCAGGAAGAGCCTTACCACCTATTTTTTCATTCTTCTTAGTCTTGCGAACTATACGGGCTTCTTTATTCAGTCGTTTTTCTTTACCTATGGCTATAATTTGATCATCGCGCTCTTTCTTTTTTTTCCTAGCTGCAATCTCAGCAGGAGTTCTATCCTTATCAAGTTTTACACCAGGTTTGGGGGGAAGATCAGGAAGATCGTCATCATCGTCATCAGATGGATGTAGTTTAGGATCAGTAGCGTCTATTTCGCCCTCTGAACCCGATGATCCTGCTTGTCCTCTTCGGGCTAGTTTTTCAACATCTGCCCGCATAGCTGGATCTCCCGTTTTACCAGGCTTATTTTTACGAGCCTTAAGAGCAGCATCTCTAGCTTCTGGACTCCACTCCATTATTCTTTTATAAAAATCCATAAATAACTCCTTTTTAATTCTTCATTATATAGTTCTTGTTGGCCCGCAAGGGCCGCGATTTTTTTGTTTAGTCCTTTTCTTATTTTTGAACGATAAACCAACCTGGATTAGAACTAGCCCAATCCCAAATTTGCCCGAGCTTATTACAACCATCTCCAGGGGGATTATAAAGCCAAAATTGACAAGCTACAGCTAGTCCAACTAAGGTTATATCATTTGGGATACCTATCGGTTGTTGGAAGGAGCCATAACGATC